CCAAGGAGTGAGCAATGAGTGACACCAAGGAGATGGTACTGCTGGTCAGCAATCTGCTGGTGCAGCAAGCGATTGAGTCACGAGCAAGAAAGCCCGAGTCGATCTGGCTGGCTCAATCGTTTGAGGAGGCCGAGGCCAATGCAAACTTGTTTGCAAAGACACAGTTACCCATCAGTGACCCCGAGCGCAAGCGCAACCTGATACGTGCATATGACAGAGTGAAACTATCAAGGGAGACATACCATGTATGACGATGGTGACTATGGTGGGATAGATGAGTTTATGTACTGGGTGACTATCATCGTTTTGTTTTTGATGACGACTGTCTTTCTGGGCGCGGTGGCCGGGTTTATCTGGGCCATGCTATGACAACAAACACAGGAGGCCCAGCGTTTCCAACAACAAAGCCCTTGGAGCATTGGGGCGACCCCAATCAAGGCATGACCCTGCGCGATTACTTTGCGGCGAAGGCGATGCAGGGCATGTTGGCCTATTCCTACTTGCACCCATTGAGCATGGAGGCTGGGTGTGCCCGTGACGCCTATCAAATGGCAGACGCAATGCTGAAAGCGAGGCAAGAATGAACTCCGAAGAAGACGAATTCCGAAGGATCGAACGCGAGGCTTTGCGCCGAGCAGCGAGGGACGAGGACGACGACACACAGGGCTACGTCAGTGAGTTTGCCCTACCACAACTGAGAGAGTTCCTAAACGAACTCAACGACCGAATCGTTAGGCGCTATCAAGGTAGCGATAAAGACCAAGACATTGCATACGGCATGGAGATTGTGTATGTTGATCTGATCGACTTAATTGAGGGGAAGAAATGACTAAACAGGAACTGCTGAATTTACTTAAGCTGATCTCAGCGATAGAGAGTGCAATGTCCATTCACAGGGCAACACTGCCCGACTATTTATTTCAAGAAATTGATGCTGCGGTAGTAGTGTTGGAACGGGAAATACTGAATGAACAAAGATGACATCATCCTCATGGCAGACGCCTCCGGTCTGTCGTATTACGGCATGAATAAAGACAGGGAGAAGTTTATCTATTACCTTGAAGCCTTTGCCGCCCTTGTTGCAGAGCGCGAACGTGAGGCTTGCGCGGTAATCTGCGAGGCACAAGGTGAGTACGGCGATGAGCAATACGCTGACGCTATTAGAGCAAGGGGGACACTATGAACGAAGCCGCGCAAGGCACATACACATTTATCGAACCGCCAAAGCCTGTTGGCTATTGGATGCTGCATCCACAGGGATCAAACGGCGTAAGGTTTTATATGAACCACAAGCCCCGCCGTTTGCATATTTGGTTTACAGAGCAGTTGCTTGGCTGGAAATGGAGGGATGCGTGATGACTGACAGAGAAGTAATGCAGCAGGCGCTGGAGGCGTTGGAGGCGTTGACAATTTATTCGGATGCTCAATACTCGCTTTACAAGCGGAACGCAATCACCGCCCTGAAAGCAGCACTGGAGCAGCCAGAGCAGTGCAAGCCGCTGACCGCAACCAGCATTCTCAACATGATGCCGAGCAGCATCCCTGCTGAATACGATGGCCCACTGATGGAGTTTGCCCGAGCCATTGAGCAGGCATTGAAGGAGCGCAATACATGACCAACAGAGCAGTAATGCAGCAGGCGCTGGAGTGCATTGAGCGTCTCAATATGCGGGGCTTTATATTGGCAGACTTTGAGGACGAGGTGGAGTCGGCCATCACCGCCCTGCGCGAAGCCTTGGCACAGCCAGAGCAGGAGCAGATGCGTATGCCAAAGGTAGGCGACAAAGTGATTTGTCTGGAGGACGAAAGTCTTGGGAAAGTTGTGTCGCTGACTGCTGGTGGGTCGCCAGACATTACCTTTGACGACGGGTCGCGTGGAACATATCTGCTGAGCGAGTTTGCGGAATTGTTTGGCTATGTCGCCCCACCCGCTGCACAGCAAGAGCCAACCCAGTGGCGTGACATGGTTGTGGTGAGTTTAGTCCGCGAAGGCATCAATAAGCACAAAGCGCGGGAGTTGGCTGACCACTTTGCAGCACAGCCAGAGCAGGAGCCTACCTGCCCCAAATGTAAAGCCGATGTACTCTACGAATGCGTGGCTTGCAGTAACAACAACTATCCACCTAGGCCAGAGCAGGAGCCGGTGATTAGCGCATGGAGTTTGCGGGAAGTGTATTTTGATGAAGACGGAGAACCGTCAATGCACAGAAGCCCACCCGCAGCACAGCGCTCGTGGCAGGGTCTGACAGATGAGGAAGTACAGTTTTACATAAAGAAGCACAGCAAGTTGGTCAATGCAGGTTACGACAAAGTGACGGACACCAATTTGGTTGCTAAAACATTTGACAGCACCGGCTTTTACAAAGAGGTTTCAACCGTCCTGAAGGAGCGCAACACATGACTCGACCCATTGACTACTTAGAGTTTTACAAGACCTACATTCCACCACCGCCGATAAGCACATTGGAAGACGCCTATGTAAAACACCACCGCAAGTACGGCGACAGGTTCAATGCGTTTTACACGCAGATTCCTCTGTGGATGAAAGAATTATTTTGGTACAGTTTTTGGAAGGAGCGCAACACATGACCTATGAAGAGTTTCTAAAGTTTGTGCCAGCCAAGTGCATATACGAAACCATTTACGAGGACACCGAGGGCCGACCAATCCTCATAATTAGTATGCTTGCTGCGTATGGCATGGTAAACAAAGCACAGCGTCCGTGGGTAGGGCTGACACCAGAAGAGGTTTTGGATTTGTTTGATGTAAACAATGTCTATGGCAGTAAGTGGATTGAGTTTGCCAGAACAGTTGAAGCTAAACTCAAGGAGAAGAACGCTTGAGATGCCCTATATGCAACGCACAGACTGATGTACAAGACTCGCGACTACGAAAGGAAACCAACAGTGTTATCAGAAAACGGAAATGCTTCAACGACCACACCTTCAAAACGGAAGAAAAAGCCGATCAACTTCTACGACCCGTTCAAGCGGGTAGACCCGAAGCTGCTGGAGCAGATGTACCGGGCAGCGCAAAAGGAAAAACTTAAACAACAACCAGAAGCGTTAATGTGACAGATTAGACAACAACCAGAGGCACTACTATGACAACCGGAATTGAGTTTTTAAAGCTACCTAAAAAGCGCATGGGGCGTGGCCCCAACAAGAAGCCTACGCTAGCCAGTGTCAGCTTACGTATTCCTAAGGATGTGCTGGACTACTTTGCTACGCAGTACCCGTACACAAAGCAAGCGAAGATACGTGAAGCCCTTGTTGCGTTCGTCAAAAAAGAGAAAGGTAAAGACAAATGAGCGATCCAGTAAACCACCCCGACCACTACAAGGTGGGGGGCATCGAGACCATTGACTTCATTGAGGCTAAGCAACTGACGTACAACATTGGCAACGTGGTCAAGTACATCACCCGTGCCGACCACAAAGGCAATCAGTTGCAGGACTTGCAGAAGGCGCAGTGGTATCTGGCCCGAGAGATACAGCGCATCGAAAAGAACACAGCAGCCTAACATTGTTAGGGTAAACACCAACCCGTTTCGACGGGTTTTTTTACGTCTGTACTTGTACAAAGTCAAATGTTGTGGTACATTAGGCTCCATAAACGACTGGAGTGTTAGATGGCAACAACCCCCGAGACCAAGGTCAAGGCAAAGATCAAGGGCATCCTCAAGGCCCACAATGTTTACTACGCTATGCCAATAGGCACCGGCTACGGTAACTCAGGCGTCCCCGACTTCCTCTGCTGCGTCAACGGCCACTTCCTCGGTATCGAAGCCAAGGCAGGCAAAGGCACGACGACTGCACTGCAGGATAAGAACATCCAGCAGATCAAGGATGCCGGGGGCACAGCAACGGTAGTCAACGAAGACACGCTTGCCTACCTAGAACAACTAATACAAATGATGAAAACATGAACATCCTTACCCTAGACTTTGAGACCTACTATTCACAAGAGTTCAGCCTCACCAAGATGACCAATGAGGAGTACGTGCGCTCCTTTGAGTTTGAGGTCATTGGTGTGTCGGTGCAGGTAGATGACGGTGAGCCCGAGTGGTTTACCGGGGACATGATACAGACCGCTGTATTCCTGCGCAAGTTCGATTGGGAGAATAGCCTAGCCCTAGCTCACAATGCTGCGTTCGATGCGTCTATCCTTACGTGGATATTCGGCATCAAGCCGAAGGGCTGGTTGGACACGTTGTCAATGGGAAGGGCACTGCACGGCACTGAGGTCGGTGGTAGCTTGGCTGTACTTGCAAAGCACTACAAGGTCGGCACTAAGGGCACTGAGGTAGTCATGGCAAAAGGGTTACGCCGTAAGGACTTTCCTAAGGAGCAGCTAGCAGAGTACGGCAAGTACTGTTGCAACGACACGGCCATAACCTACGCGCTGTTCCAAAAAATGGCCGAGGGTTTCCCGCCGAGCGAGTTGCGATTGATTGACCTGACCATACGCATGTTCTCTGAGCCCGTGCTGCAGTTGGACGAGGGGATTCTGACCGTGCACTTGGGTGAGGTTAGGCGCAAGAAGCAGGAGTTGCTGAGCAAGATGCTGATCGACAAGGATCAGTTGATGAGTAACCAGCAGCTTGCGAAGGTGCTTGAAGGCTTGGGTGTGGTTGCGCCCATGAAGATTAGCCCAACTAACGGCAAACAGACCTACGCATTTGCTAAG